CCGCCTGTGGACATCGCACCTGTTCCTGAGGTCGTGCTGACCTTAGACAACGTCTCGCGTGAGATCGTCAAACACCTTGATGCCGCATCCGAGTCAGAAGCTTCTATCGAAGTCACCTATCGACCCTATTTGTCGAGCGACATGGAGGGGCCGCAGATGGATCCTCCCATCACGTTGGTACTGACCGAGGTGGAAGCGGATGTGATGCGTGTGAGTGCAAGAGCTCGAATGGTGGATATCGGAAACAAAGCATTTCCGGGGCGTCTGTACACCGCGACGGAATTCCCAGGATTGGCTCGGTGACGGAGATGACATGAAGCCAACTGATGGTTACTGGGCGCACCGATACATAGGTCGTCCATGGATAGCAGGAGCACGAGGCCCCGAGTCATTTGACTGCTGGGGCCTTTTTTTATGGGTCCAAAGAAAGTACTTCGGACGTGAGCTTCCACTTATCCCTGTGGATGCGCTGAGTTTGCGTGTGGTGCTCAAGACATTCAACGATCACCCCGAGCGAAAACGCTGGCAGCGCGTGTCCACCCCCAGGCATGGGGATGCTGTGCTGATGCGGCAGTCCAGATATCCGGTGCATGTCGGTGTTTGGCTGGACATCGATGGTGGCGGCGTCCTGCATTGCGCGCAAAGCGTGGGGGTGGTCTTTCAGGACCTGTGGGCGCTAGACCGTCATGGCTGGCGTGTCGAAGGGTTTTATGCATTTCGAGGTGATCCATGCCAAGCAGCAATGAAGGTGTCGTAGTTTGGCTTCGAAACCCGTTCGATCCCCATGAGCGTGATATCCATCACGTTCAGGGAAATCCAACCATCAGCAAATGGATAAACCAAGAGCAGATTGTCTTTGAGCAACCAACGCTGGTGCTCAAGAACGGCAAGCCTGTGCTGATGGCTGAACGCTGCGTGACCCTCATTGAGGCTGGCGATGTCATCGCACTGGTGTCATTGCCGCAGGGGGGCGGAGGAGGGGGCAAGAACCCCTTGCAGACGGTTTTGATGATTGCCGTGTTGGTTGTGGCCAATGCCTATGGCGCTGAGCTGGCCGCATCGTTTGGGTATTCAGGGGCTGTAGCTACTTCGGTGGCATCGACTGCTATTGCCGTGACGGGTTCCATCATTGTTAGCGCCCTGGTGCCGCTACCTAATCAGAGCCTGCCCAACGCGAGTGCGAGTTCGTCTTCCCCGAGTCCTACCTATTCGCTGCAGGCCCGAGGTAACTATGGGCGGCTGTCGCAGCCGATACCTGTTGTGTATGGGCAGCATCTGATTTATCCGGATTTGGCAGCGATGCCCTATACGGAGTACCTCGACAACGAGGAGTACCTGCACCAGCTCCATGTGATCGGCATTGGGCACTTTCAGTTTGAAGAGCTTTCGATTGATGACAGTCCGATTACATCGTTTGAAGAGGTGCAGGCGCAAGTCATTGAGCCGGGTGGTCAAAACACCTTGTTCAACAACGACGTGGTGACAGCTGCTGAAGTGACAGGGCAAGAGCTGATTGCAGTCACCGATGCAGGTGGGAGCATCATCGGTCCGTTCGCACTCAATCCTGCGGGAACTCAGGTCAGTCAGATTGGCATTGATATTGTGATGATGCGTGGCTTGTACTACGCGACTGACGGTGGAACGCTGGATAGTCGAACCGTTCAATGGCGGGTTGAGGCAAGAACCATCAATGACGATGGGGATGCCATTTCAGGATGGCTTCACCTCGCTGATGAGTCCTACTCGGCTGCGACCAATACGGCGCAGCGAAGAACCTACAAATATGGGGTGGGTGCAGGGCGCTACGAGGTGCGTGTTCAAAGGCTAGACACCAAAGACACCAGCACCCGAGCGGGGCATGAGCTTCGTTGGGGGCAGGCCAAGGGCTATCTGGTCAATCCAACATTGCCCTCTGATTTGACCTTGCTGGCATTGCGTATGCGTGCAACAGACAACTTGTCGCAACGGTCATCTCGGTTAGTGAACTGCTTGGTGACGCGCAAGCTACCAGTTTGGTCAAAGATCACAGGTTGGAGTGCGCCGCAAACCACCCGCTCGATTGCTTGGGCATTTGCAGATGCAGCACGCGCGAGTTATGGCGCAGGCTTACCGGATGCAAAGATTGATCTCAATGCATTGGCCCGGCTCGATGGCGTCTGGTCTGCGCGTGGCGATACGTTCAATGGTGTGTTCGACCAGAACCTAACCGTCTGGGACGCCATGGGGCAGATTGCGAGAGCGGGTCGCTCGGTTCCATTCCTGCAAGGCGGGATCGTGCGCATTGTTCGAGATGAGCCCAAGACCATTCCTGTGGCCTTGTTCTCCACCCGAAACATCGTTCGCAGCAGCTTGAAGATTCAGTATGTGATGCCCGGAGATGCCACTGCGGATGCGGTCACAGTTGAATACTTCAATCCCAAGAGCTGGAAACCGGACGAAATCACAGTCGCTCTTACTGGTTCCACTATGTCCAAGCCTGCGCGTTTGAGGCTCTTTGGTTGTACCGACAGATCGCAAGCCGCACGTGAGGGAAAGTACATCGCCGCAGCCAATCGGTACCGCAGGCGAATCATCACTTTTAGGACGGAGCTCGAAGGGTTGATTCCAACCTACGGCGACTTGGTGGCCATCAGCCATGACATGCCCAGCTGGGGTGTAAGTGGTGAGGCCCTGTCTTGGGATGGCACATCAAAGGTTTTGTTCTGTTCTGAACGATTGCCTTGGCTGGTGGGGGCAAATCACTACATCGCGCTCAGACGCTTGGATGGTTCAGTCACTGATCCGATTGGTGTGAAGCGCGGTGCGACTGACAGGCATGCCGTCTTGCAACAGGCGCCGAGCGTTGATATCCAAACCGGTGGAGGTGAGGAGCGAACGCACTTTGCTTTTGGGGTGGGGCAGACCTGGGCCCAGATGGCGCGAGTAATGAGTGTCAAACCACGGGCTGATTTGGTGGAGATGACCTGCGTGGCAGAAAGCCCTGCAGTTCACACCGCTGATCAAACATAAACGAACGAGTTGTTCATAACCCGCCTTGAAGCGATTCAGGCGGGTATTTTTTTGGGAGTTTTCAAATGCCAGAACCTACGAGCAGCGGAGTGGCTGGAGCCGCCGCTGCATACAAAGCCTTTGGTGGAACAGCTGCTGCCGCAGCCAGTGGTGCCACGCTTGCCGCAGTCGTGGTCATGCTCATGACACCACCTCGCGATAAGCGCGAGTGGACAGTGGGTTTGATCAGTACGGTCGTTTCAAGCATTGGAGGTGGGGCAACCACGATCGAGTATTTCCAGCTTCACCACTGGGCGTTCTCAACGGTGGGGTTGTGTGCCATGGGCGGTTTGATCTTTGCCTGCGGCTTGCCCGGTTGGGCATTGGTGCGGTGGATTTTTAACTTCATCGTGGAGCGCCGCGATGCCTCAATTGATGAGGTAGCCAAAGAAGTGAAGGAGATGCTGTGAAACCACAAGACTTCATTGCCCTCATTGGGCCTGCCGCGCGGGCTTGCCACAAGTCCACGGGTGTTCCAGCCAGCATTACTGTGAGCCAAGCGGTGCTCGAGTCTGGCTGGGGAGAGTCAGGGCTCACCAAGAGGGCCAATAACCTGTTCGGGATTAAGGCAGACAGTTTGTGGCGCGGTGAAACCGTGACACTTGACACCAAGGAGTTCATCCGAGGGCAGTGGGTCGTTGTGCCCGCTAAGTGGCGTAAGTACCCGACATGGCAGGCCAGTGTGGATGACCATGCCGCATTCTTAAAACGCAACCCTCGTTACAAAGACTGCTTCTTGTGTGTCACGGCGCAGACTTTTGCGCGAGCTCTTCTGAAAGCTGGCTACGCCACGGACCCTGACTATGCCGACAAGCTCATTCGTTTGATTGATGCCTACAACTTGGGCTCGTTGGACGGGGAGGGTGTATGAGCTGGATCCGTGCTTTTGCCGATCTCAACAAATCGTTGCTCCTCAAGGGGCTACTGCTTCTCATGGCGTTTTTACTAGGCCTGCAGATGGGGCAATCCCGTCTGCAGCGCCAGTGGGATGCTGAGAAACAAACAGTGCAAGTTGCACAAGCAAAGCAAGAGCAACACGTGGTCGATGTGGTTCGAGTTCAAAACCAAATATCTCAGGAGATCTCTGATGACTATCGCAAGAAGTCTAGTTTGCTGTCTGGTAATGCTGTTGTGGCTGGGCGGGTGTTCGACCAGTCCGAAGTCAGTTCAGACGGTTTGTCCGACGTTTCCTCAAATTCCAAAGGAGTTGCTGATGGATCCACCGACATTGCACCTGCTCCCATCAGAAATAAGGCTGGGGTTTTAGATTGTTATCAGCTTCGCAACGATGCAACCAAAACTACGCTTATGTTGATTGAAATCCAACGCTGGTATCAGCGTTCTTATGACGTAGCAAGGTGAATTGCATATTTGCACCACACCCAGTGATAATGCTTTTGTTTTGCTAACGTTTGTGAGTCTGATAGAGGTCACCAATGAAAATAGTTCTTTTGAGTTGAGCTGACTTCTTAGCAATGGGTACCGACCAGATCAATCTGGCTTCCGAAACTGAGGCGTACGCTCAAAAAAGACAACGCCGGTGAAATTATTGTGTTTTCGTGCATTCAAAAAAGTATATGAAAATACTATTCAGATACTAATGATGGCACAATAGACAGATGACATTAAAAAAGGTCTCATACGGTACGACAAAGATCCAAGCACTCCGAAGGGTTGCGCTCGATCCAAATCTTTTACGCACGCTCTGCCTTGATATCGGCGATTCAGTGCATATCGAGTTAGACACGGAACATGAAGCCGTTTTAATCACCCGAGTACTTACCAGTCCTTCCACAGATGTCGTCGCAAGTTCCAAGGTACGGGGGTCTCGTGTTAAGAGATAGTGCACCAGCAAACGAAGAAAAGTCTTTTCCAGAAACGATAGCGGAGAAGGATCGACGGCGAGCGCTAGGAATCTATTACACGCCACCTGAGGCAGCAAAAATACTCGCGCGATGGGCAATTCGAAGTCCAAGAGAAACTTTACTAGAGCCCAGCTTCGGAGGATGTGCCATGCTGTCGGCTGCGATAAGCGTGTACGCGGCTTTGGGAAACCGTTCGCCTTCAAAGCAACTCTACGGATATGACGTCGATCCCGCCGCATTTATGCATTTGAAGCAGATGGGCATAGATAACGAGGCGGGGCACTTCAAAAAGCAGGACTTCCTTCGCAGCAACGCGGACGGAGTCCATATGGATGCAGTACTAGCCAATCCCCCCTTCATTTCATACCATCGGCTAAGCGATACTCAACGGCAACTCACAGAAAAATTGCGGAAAAAATACTTTCCACATTTACCGAAATTGGCTAGTCTGTGGGTTTACTTTTTATTGCACTCACTGTCCTTTCTCCGCCCCGGTGGGCGCATGGCTTTTCTCTTACCAACCGCAGTAGGGAATGCTGATTATGCTCGTCCGTTATTGAGTTTTTTGCAGCAGAGATTCGCCAGCGTGGAGTTAGTGCATGTAAACGAGCGCTTGTTTATCCAAGCGGGGGCAGATGAGCGAATATCCCTTTTACTGTTAAATGATTACGCTCCAAATGGTCTATCCAGCGCAACACCTCTGCGCACAAGATACATAGCCAGCATTGAGGAAGCGAGTCTATCTGATGCATCTGTATCAATCGGCGAGTCCAATTCGAAAAATTTAGACGTGCGTGATTTGGCCGTTAATGAGTTATCCCAGCTGGGACATTCTCTCATCGCCTTGGGATCAGTTTCATCTGTAAAGATCGGTGAGGTTGTTGGCAATATCAATTTTTTTGTAAAACCCATGTCCGAGTGGCGGAAGTACAAAATACCACTCACCTACTTGGTCCCCCTACTCACCAGATCGGCGCAGGTTCGCGGCATATATATGCCTACAACTGAAGATATCGAAGATTCATTCGCGATCCCTTATCTACTTTTACCCCCTGAGCGCCGACTGCCAAAAGCGATAGAAACTTACCTAGCTCAATATTCAGAAAAAGATATTGTGACTAACAAGACATTTGAAAAAAGGGATATATGGTACAGATGCAGCTATGCAAGTGATGCACATGCTTTCGTCGGCTCAATTAGTCACGAGTACCCGCGTATTATTAGCAATTGCAACGGTATCAGCTGCTCTAACGCCTTCTATAAAATAGTGCTTCAACAGCCTCACGACTTAGCGAAATGGCTCCCCATTCTTAGTCTTACTACGCCGTTTCGCTTATCTGCTGAAATACTGGGGCGGGTTAGAGGTAGCGGAGGTATTAAGTTAGAGCCAAGTGACGTGAAGCAATTATGCATTCCAAAGCGACTTCCGCAGTTATCAAACAATGATTTCAAAGCGCTTCAAAAGAAAATTGAGACGCTACTTAGTGCTAGAGAGCTAGATGCCGCAGGTCAATTGGTAGATTCGCAGGTATTTCTAATTCCAGGATTGATTGACGCGCAAACAATGTCAAAACTTCGACTTATGCGACTTACCTTAACAGGCCGACGTCTTCCCTGACGGCCGACCTCATGTCTCCTCGTAAATACTCTTTGAGATAAACGATTCATCGTCATTTGCACTCAGCGCCAGGAAATTAGCGCAAGCAACGTAATAGGGCTTAAGTACGCTCCGCTCGGCCTCTCTCACCACCGAACGCCAGCGCGGGCTCGTTCGAACATCTTTAACGGGGGCTTCACAGCCAAATTCGATAAATAACCAGTTGAGCACTAGGGCAAGTGAAGTAGGTTGCGCAGGAACTCTTGGTTGTGACCAAGACGGCAAAAGGTGGTCGATATCGGCATCGGTGTACCCTGCGTTTCTGTGGTGGCCACTCAGCTCGCCACAGATTTGCAAATGATACGTAGGCTTAGATTCGGCGTGATTTCGCATCGCGACGGGCTCGAAATCAAAGTGAAACTTACGTGCGACCGCCTTGCTCGGATCTGGCCCCTCTCCGATGAGTACGCTGTAACTTAAATGGGAAATTTCATCCGCGCCAGCAGGGACAGCAATACATCCCACGTGGAAAGCTCGGTCAATTGCATGTGGGCCTTTATCTTCTCGCAGCCTAGTTGGAAGCGTAAAACTGAGATGAATATCCAAATTGCTTGTTGATCTAGGTTCTACCTGCGCTTTATGTGCGGTGGTTACCAGCGAGCTGAGCCGCCCAAAAGCACCTTCCGTACGTATCGTTTGTATGGTTTTCCTCTCTAAAGCTTTGAGCTCGGAAAACTTAACCAACGCTAGCTCCTCGGCGCACATTACGAATCCGCAGACGGGTTGAGAAACCAAGTATTGAGCTTGCCTCATCCGAAAGTGGAATGGTATGGCTGCTTCTTACAGCACGACGCTCGGTTTCCGTAGAATCTGTATATGCCACTACGTCTGGCGCGGGCGTGTGCTCATTTGTCACTCCGCATCTACTAAAGTCCTCTTCCACGATACCCGCAAAATGTCGTCCAGCACTGCTTGGTGATGAAGCCATCTGTTGAGGCAATGCTTGGTACAAGACATCCGTGAGAGCAGACGCCCACCACAAAGGCTTCGTGTCGGTCGCGAATGGTCCCTTGTAGAGTGCCGCCTCAAAATGCTGCTTGACCTTGCCCGTAAACGCAGCCTCATTCAAACCTAGAAATGTGGCAACCTCAAGGGGGTCACATAAAAATCCTGGGCGCCTCATCAAGATGTTTAGTACCCAGCGAGCCATTCGATGGGGGGATGTTCCATGAATAAATGTTCCTTCAAACTCCTCAGGTAGGACACTTAGGAGGGAAGATTTGTCCGATTCTGGCGGCAACAAAACATCTACTAACGCCTGTCTAACTGCTTTTTTCTCCGGAAAGCACAATAAATTGAAATCTTTGGCGATCGAGAACAATCGCTCTAAATTTTCTTCGCCGTTAATTTGATTAACGTCGAAGATGTAGGTGTATTCTGAAAGATCCTCGATATTAAACTGGTCGGAATTTACCTGCTGGCCACTCACACATACGATGGGTGTCCTTGGCAACTGAATTCGAAGTAAATGAGCCAATGCGGAACCACTAAGGGCGAACATTCGGTTGGCCACCTTAGAAAAGTCATGGTCCAGCATGATCAAGTCAGGAGGATTTGAAATCCACTCTGTAGCTTTTTGACTTAAATCATCAAAGACCGTTGTTGTAACAGCGACAACTTCCAAATCTGTTTCTACTGGGGTCTTTCTAAGACTTCCATTCAAACCATCAATGAAATTCTGAGCTCTTTCAACGGTGTCATCGACCCACACAAATCGAAACTTGATTGTCATGGCAGTTCGATCTCCACACAGGCTGCCCAACCTTCGTCAGGGTTAATAAAACGAATATCACCTCCACGCGCACGAGCGATATCTCTGGCAATTGATAAGCCCAGACCACTTCCAGTACCAAACGCGGCGGCATCTTCAGGATTGGCGTTTTCCTCCAAGCGGTCATATAGCAATCCACTCGGATCGGAAATAAACGGTGTAAATACGTCAGCGAAATGCTTTGCATCTAACCCCAGACCGTTGTCTGCAATTCTTAGGAAAGCCTTTTTTCCAGCTTCTTCGGTCCAAATGCGAATGGACTTTTGCGGCTCACTACTCGCAATAAGCGACTTAATCGCGTTAGACAATAGATTGATCAAAATAGAGTACACCTCGCCCTCGATGATTGGTCCTACCAGCATGCTCGCACTAACGTTTGACGCGTCTATTTGAATGTGATAATTTTCAATCACTAAGCGAAAACAACTAACAGCTTTTTCCAGTGCTGAACTTAGATTTATTTCAATCGCACGCTGATCACTGCGGAACGCGCCGACGATACCCGTCATGTCGACCAAGCGCGCCAGTTGCGCCTGGGTCGAGCCGAGTTGTTGACTCAATGCATTGAGCTCGTCCCTGTGTTCGGGTATTTTCTTAGCGAGCACCCGTAACCTGGCAGAGCCAGCACCAATTGATGCGATAGAGCTGCGCACTTCATGAGCGAACAATAAAGTCAGTGTCGATGCGGAAGCTACAAGTCTAAGGTGACGAAGTTGACTTTGACTATCCGCACTGATGGCCTCCAAAGCCTTTACTGTGCGAAGCAATGTTTGACGCGTTTCAACCTGCTCGTCTTCAGGCAACGTAGTCACCAGCCGGCTTATTTCCTGTCGTAAATATTGGGTCGCACGGGGTGCAGCATCTGCTTCGAGTTTCTTGGGGTCCGCGTTGAGAATAGGCGCGAGATCAGCAATCGCCAGTCGTGCCTCAGAGTTTGTCCTTTGCCGGATATATGCTTCGCGATGAATTGTTGCCCATTCAATAGCCATCCGTGTGAAAGTGCGCAATGCTTCAAAAGAACTGGAATCTAGAAATCCCTGTCTATCTATTCGAGGCTCGAGCCCTGCAATTGACGATGGTACGTTGACATGCCCTAGATAGTTGCGCATACCCAACATATTCAGGAGTACTCGTGCCGCGTCAATTTTTTGCAACGATGAGGCGAATGAAAACAACTCGGTGTCCGGGCGACCAAGCCTGCGTCCCCGATCGGCATCAATCTTTAGCCAGTCATCACCCGGATTTCCATAGGGATACATTCTGAAGCCGTTGTAACGGATCTGAACTCCACCCCAGTCCTCGACCAATTTGGTCAACACATAGTTAGCAAGAAGGCCTGGATCCCTAACCCCATCGCCCTTATTGGTAGGCAAGATTCCGATCCGAAGAGTAGATCCATATATCTCTTGAAAACGTGGTGCAGTCTTATAAGTTCGTTTTCCACCAATTCCCGACGCATGCAAAGTGAACAGCGCCCGGCCGTCCTCTAGGACCTCTGCTTCTAACGTACCCCAGGATGCGTCTATTACCTGTTCGCGCAAATCACCAGATTGCTGAATAGTGCCAGGAGCGTCCAAATCGACTGAGAACCCGGGGTCTTCTTCGAATCCTTCGCGCCGAGCTCCGGAATTCCCAGCCATCACAGCTAATTGCCTCCGGAGATACTCAAATCCTCGTACTTGCCACTCGTCAGCATCAGCATTAGAGATCACAAGCTTGGTTCCGGTAATCTTTTTTCCAGGAAGAGTCTCCGTGAGTCCTTTGCAATCGACCGATTCAACAGTCGTCCCCGGTACAAACTCATCCCAATTGAAGTCAACCACAGTTCTCGCAGTTACCCATGAGCCTTTCTTGGGATCTTCGATTGTTGCGATCGTCTCAAGTTTTAGGCGACTGCCCAAGCGGCGACAGGCAAATCGACCAACACCCTTCCGCCCAGTGCGCGGACGACCAAAGAGCCTGCTCATTGGAGTATCTTCCTTATTGGTGGTACCGATCCTCATCCAAAAGTTCGCTACCTCCGTGGGGGTCATGCCTGTGCCATTGTCCTCTATAACAATGGTTGGCCCACCCTTGGCCTGAGGCGTAATTGACACTCGAACGGCCGAAGCGTCAGCATCGTATGCATTCTTTACAAGCTCGGCCAACGCTACGTGAACAGTAGAAACTAGTTTCTCGCCAAGCTCTCGAAGCAAGGCGCTATCTACGCTAAATGTAAATACGGTAGGAGCACTCATCAGAAAATCGTCGCTGTAGGGGACTCATGCTCTTCCCAACTTTTCGGGCAGGGCGCTGCACAAGCTTGTGTGGCATGTAGGTTAGCTGAAAACGGGCTTTGATGAGGCATAACGCTTATTAAATACCACGGACCAGTTCGCACACAATGCAGCGCTGGTCATGCAGCATTCTTCCTTTTATTTTAAAAATGTAACTTAAAAGCCATCAAAGTTGTGAGTTTTTGGAAAATTGCTGGAGAACTTTTCTGATATGAGGCTCCCCGCGATCTGTCCACCAAGCCGACAGGGAACACGGGGTCCAGAACGGGCGTGACTGCGAGAGTTAGCGCGGAGCTAGCAAACACCGCCAGCAGTCTTTCTACACTGGTGCAGGCCGCAGTTGAAAACCATGTCGCTGGCGCATATTGGAACGCAGATGATGTCTGGACGGGGTTCTGTCACCGTGTTGAGGCAGAGGTGGATCAAGCACACTACCTCGGCCATTCGGTGGACCTGACTGGAATCGGTACATGGTTGGTGGAGCATGACCCTACCATTTGCATCATTGAGGTTAGGGCGACAGTTCAGGTTTCTGTGGACGTGAATGTTGAATTCTTCATATACGACACCATTGATCACGAAGAGCTTAATTTTGGCTCTCTAGAGGTCTCACGCGATCATGAACTGGAGGTGGATGTTTTCATCACCTTGCGCGGCGACCTTGAGCATGCGGCAGTTGATGAACTTGACCCATCAATTAAACTAGCTTGTGGTGAGTATGACGTTGATTTCGGGGAAGTGAATCCTGATTTTGATCAGGAACCGTAGACCTCATGAGTTTTCCTAATTGATTGAGTTTGGGCTCAGGGGTTAAATGAATGCAACTGCTAAGGAGTACATGATGGATAACACCCAGGCACTAATTATTGGAATCGTTGGTGGTGGCATCGTTAGCTGGTTGGTCACGCACATTTATTACAGAAAAAGCACTCACGATCAGAATGTTGTTTTTAGCAAGCTTTCATCTGACATCAGAGATGCAATACTGGCAAATCCTGAGGAAAAAATTAATTCAAAGGATCTTATGTATTTGTTGGAAAAAATCGCAAATGGACCAATTGATACATCAAGATTGCGTGGTTCCATTGATGGTGGTCATTTTTAA